AGGCTTAGGAGAGTAAATAGAATCATAAGCAAACTGAACTTGACTCTGTGCACTATCCTGCAACCCTCTATCATTTAAAAAATCAAAATAAGGTTTCTTCTGTGCATCAAATTGGAATAGACCGTAGCCATTTCCTTTAGATTGCTTTTGTTGATAATCATAAGTACCTCCCGTCTCTACGTCCATATTGGCCATAAGAGCAGGGTAAGACCTAGGAGGGAAAGATGAGCTTTTTAAGGCATCTAGTGCTTCTGTGAAGATTCCCATTAGTTACATAGTCCTTTAAGTTTGCTCATTAAGGCTGTAGCTTTACCTCCATCTAAACCAGTCTCTTGCATAAGGAGAGTAATAGCTGCTTGTCCTGACTTATCTTTAGGCTCTAATGTTTTAAACTCAAAGTCACCTTTCTCTTTGTCTGTCAATGTAGACATAGGATTGTCCCTTTTGTCTGCACCAGCTTCCATAGTTACTCTAGCTGAGTCAGCACCTTTAAGTGCAGCTTCTAGTTTAGTATTAGAATACTCTTCATCTAAATCAACAAACTGACTAGTAATACCAGCCATTTCTTCATCCATCATCTTAGAGTTTAACTCTTCTTTCTTCTTAGCTGCAACTTCAGCGGCCTTAGCTCTCTGGGACTCAAGTTTATCTACAGCACTATAATTAGTTAGGATGTCTGCTAGTTTATCTTTAACACCAGAAATCTTACCTTGGGCAGCAGTACGTCTAGCCGCTGCTTCTTTATCCTTCTTACGTTGTATCTGTTCTTCTAAGAGTGCCTTATCTTTAGCTATTTTATTCGCTTTAATTGCCTGTACATTAGCATCTCTAGTCTGCTGTGCTCTCTCAATAGATAAGAAAGAACCATCAGCAGGCATCTCTGTGCCGTCATCAGTGCTCTTAGCCATCATTCCTTTACTAGGAAGACCAGCTCCTTGCTCAGTAATCACCATTTCATTCTTGTCTACTACAAACTCTTCATGGTCACTAATCTTAGAAACTTCTTTAGTACTTTGACCTGTCTTCATATTAGTAGCATCAGAGAACTTCTTAGCAGCCTTAGGTGCTGTTTTAGCCATATTCTCAAGCATAGCCTTCCATCTATCAGGAGAGAAGAGAGTTGCATTACCTGGCATCTTAGGGCCATTATTGCCTAACGTGCCTTCAGCTTTATATTTATGAAACCTCGCAATATTCTCTTTTACGAGTTCTGGAGTCCATGTGTATCTGCCTGTTCCTTCATTGTTTCTCATATCTCTGGTCCTTAATATTTAATTGATGGTTTCTGTGCTTCTTCTGCTTTCTCTTTAAGATAAGAAGATGCAAAGGCATTCGTAGGTAACGCCCACATATAGTCCTGAACTTCATCTACCTGTTTAGCAGTTAATTTATAATCCTTCTGTAGTTTCTGACGTACTGCTGTGTGTAAGCGTCCTCCTCTTCTATTGTAAGCATTCACCATAGCGTGTTGGAACCAAGGGATGTTAGTAATCTTAGTCATAAAGCCCATAAGACCAAACACACCTACATCAGCACCTGCACGACCACCTAAGGTCTGTCCTAAGTTACCTGCAATTCTAGCTAAAGCTAAGTTAGCAGAAATACTCTGGCCACCTTTGTTCTTAGGGATAGCATTATTTAATCTTTCAATACTGTTCCAGAACTTTCCTTGTTTAGGATATAGTTTCTTGAGTACCTGCATTCCATGTTTCTGTTTAAGTAGGTCTACTAAGCCTCTACCCTCCTTCTCTAGAAGAAACTTACCTGTGGCTTCTTGTAGGCCTGCTAGAAGAGGCCATTTATACTTTCCTCCTTTACGCAGTGCTCTCTCAGCCGTCTGTACCATATTCTCAAACTTAGAGAATTGAGACCAGGAGAAGTCACCTGAGGACATAGACTTGATTAGTCTTCCTGCTGCAGCTTCATCCGTAGAGGCTTCTAGTAACTTCTTACCAAACTTAGTCTTTTTCCATTCATTCCACTTACCATACTCTTTCTTTAGTCTTGAGAATCCTTTACTATCGGCCATACGCGCTGCATTACTTTCTACCTTAAGGAGAGCCTTACGTAAATCATGTAAGACACCTACGTCACTCTTAGAGAAACCTGCTTGGGCCTTACCAGCCTGAGTTTCAGCATTCCAAAGTATACCTTTCATTTCTCGGAGTGCTTGAGCAGGAGTTAAAGTGCCATCTTCTAATTTCTCCATCGTACGTATAGCACCACCTTCCATCTTTAAGGCTGTTGTGTTCTTCCATTTATCGAAGATTTTAGATACGTGTTCAGCCTTTACCCCTAATAAAGGGAAAGAATCAAAACGTTCCCTGAAGTGTGCTGCTACATCAGTAAATAATTTATCAGCTTCCTGTTCAAATCTATGAGAACCCGAAGCAATATCAGAACCCTGTCTCTCAACAGCACCCGCAGCTCGTGCGACTACTCCTTCAGTTGCTGCTGTGGTAGTATATTTCTGAGGTAACACCTTACGTAAGAGCTCACCTCCTGCTTGACTAGGGTGTGTCACTACTCTACCTACTTTGCCTATTCCTTTACCTGCTATTTGCATCCCTTTAGGTACAAAAGCACCTACGCCTGCTGCAGTAGCTACTTCAGTAGGGTCTACGCCCTCACCACCTAACGCAGACTCTTGTGCCTGTAGAGTTAAGTTACTTAAACCACTATAAGCAGCTGAGGTAGAAGCAGTGGCCAGTGCAGGAGCAAAGGCTTTCTTGATTAATCCTGATTGTCCAAACTTCATGATTAGCTTAGGTATGTTACCGAGACCCGTATAAGTCACAGGGTCAGTAGCAACTGCACCTACTACATCTTTAGTTTGTTGCCAGAGAGGACGAGAGCCGTCACCCCAAGCAGAAGTATCATCAAAAGACTGGAAGCGAGTTAAAGCATTAGCCTTCTCTGCTTCTGACATATTAACTACGATATCCCCTAAATTAAGAGCACCTGCAGTGATATTATTAGTGAAGAAGTTCCAATGTTCAAAATCCTGTTCCACTAAAACTGAAGCAGGGCCTTCATAGTCCTCACCTGTTTCTTGCTTATGTTTCCACTTAAGTGCATCTACATATTCTGTATTGTACTTCTGCTCATCATAAGTCCTAGATAACTCAGAGTCCTCCATCATCTCTAGAATCTGGTCTGCACTGTCTACATCCTGGTTCCTGATAGCTTGTTCATACTGAAGAGTTAAATCAGTACGAAGCTGCTCTCTCTCCTTCAATGTGTCTATACTCATCGTCATTATTTACTTCCCTTTAATGCCTGGTGTCTCTTCTTTAGTTTCTCTAATTCAGTCAAACTAGGGCCAGTGCTCATGCCTAAAGCTTCCTTCATTTCATCTTCAGTAGGTAACTTAATTATATTCTCTGATTTATTAGCCCACTTATCTAACTGCATCTGCCAGCCAGCAGCGGTAGGTACTCTACGCCCAGCTCGTTCTTGGGTTGTCCATCTAGCTAACTCTAGAGCTTTTTTCTTTCTGAACTGAGCATATTTTTTAGCTGTTCTCAATAGTAACTTATTACCTAACTCAGAACGACTTAAACCTGCAGCTGCCTCTCTAAATGCTCCAAACTCTCTATCTGATACAGCACCTTTAGTTTGTGCGATATATGTAAGAGCCTGAGACATTGCACCACTACGGAAGACTTCCATCTTACCAGCAGATGCTTTATCTAAACCTAAGAAATCTGCTATTTGAGACACAGGATAAGCAATATTCTCTCCTCCCCAACCAGTGTAGATATCAGGTAGTATAGTCAACATCTGGTCATAACGGGCGATGTCTTCATGGGCTGAATTACCTGCCTCGTAGATACCTCTGCTTAACTCAGCGTGGAGTTTAGTCTCTACTTTATCTGACTCGTTAGAGCGTTTATAATCTTTAGCGTCTAATATAGCTTCTTTAAGACAGGCATTATCTCCTACTACACAGCCTCTAGCCTTAGCAGCAAACTCTACAGCTTTCTGCATAGGACCTCTGTTGTCTCTAGCTGACTGAGCTGATTTCTGTTTAGCTATGTGCTGGTCTATAACTGGTTTAATCGATTTCATCCATTTATCAGCACCTGCAGGACTAATCTTCATGAGAGCATTATACGTTTTCTGTACCTCTGCACCTTTACTTAGGTCTGTCTTAGCTGCTATATTTTGCATCTTCCGTTGAGGAGACTCATAGCCTAGGTTCTCTTTAATCCAGGGTGCAGAAGCATCTGCCAGTTCAGTGGCCCCACGTTCCGCCATATTGCGGTACTTAAGGAACTGAGGAACTTCCGCTTCAGATACCGTTTCTTTTAGTGTAGGTCCAGTGTCAAACATTCCCATTCTATTTCTCCTTAGTATTAAACTGCATTTAAATATTTATCAAAAGCATTTGTCCAAGGACTCGTCTGACTCGCTTGATAAGTAGGTTGCATGATTGGTTGGTTAGTGAAGAGACCTGCTACTTGTGAATTAGCATTACCATACTGTGAACCTCTATTGAAGTACTGGTCATAAGCTCCAGGTACAACCTGGTTAGCCCATGACACATCCCTAGCGGCATCTCTAGAAGCCATTTGTTTGTTGAATGTACTAGAACCTAAAGTTCCTTTGTTGAAAGCACTAGAGTATCTAGGCATATCAGCACCTCTGTATTGAGAGCTCAGCATACCTGCTTTTCTCTCAAGGTCCTGAGCAACACCGGCTTCTACAGCACTAGGGTCATAATAAGCAGACTGTTGCTTGATGGACTTATCCATGTAATCTTGCCAAGGCTTTCTCGCTGCTCTATACGCATCGCCTGCTTGACCTTCTTGGTAGGCACTATATCCTGCTTTAGCCAGAGGAGTCATCCAGCCTTTATTCTCGTCCCAGAAATTACCTATTCCATCGAAAGACCAGTCAGAATCAAACCCTACATCTGAGGACCAATAATCAGAGGTATCAGAAAAGTCATAAGTATCTACATCTGAAAAAAACTCTACTCCTGTATCCCATAAATCTTCACCCCAGCTAAGTAAATCATCCATTATTCACCTTCCTTATTTTTACTCAGAAATTCATTCTGTAATTCTCTTACCATAATCTTATAATCCTTTAGTGCTTTTTCACTATCTTTATCTTCCTTAATCAAATCAAAGATAGGCTTTAAGTGCATATCCCAAATATAATTATATATTCCTGTTGAGTCTTCCTTCTTATTAATTTCAGCTACAATCTTAGGAGCTGTAATTCTATAACGGCCAAATGAAGACTTAAAGGTAGGGAGTTTAGTGAACATATAATCTCTCCAGTCATTGAAGACTTGAAGCCCTTCTTCACCTAACGCTTGTGTAGCTGCTGTGGCAATATAAGAGCTATCACCGCCACCATCGCCACCACCGCCACCATCTGCGCCATCATCTGTACCTGAATCAGCATCAGCGGAGCCCCAACCATCGCCACCATCATCACTATCGTCACCGTAGCCACCATCATCATCAGAAAAAGAATCAGCATCAGCGGAGGTCCAACCATTACCTCCATTGTCACTATCGTCACCGTAGCCACCATCGAGACTAGCGAGGCCAGAATCTCCCTGAGTAGCAGAAATAGCCGCAAAATGAGCATCACTACCCCAATCACTTGCAGCCACAGCAGCAGCTTCAGCAGCATTAGCAAATGCACCATAATCAGAGCCATCTCCGTAAGCATACCCCTGAGAGGCACCTAACTGGTTAGCACTATAAGGATTTCCAAATGAGTCTGTTTCTCCTACATACCACCCAAAAGTCTGGGAACCATCAGGGACGAGCCCTGTGCCATTAAGAGGATTAATTCCATGAGCAAAGTTTATTCCTGCTTTCCCTCCTAAAGGGTTGAACTTCCCTGCCACATTCTGTTCCCAAGCAGGAGCATTCTGCCAGGCCTGTAAGCTATCATAAGAATTGAGAGTAGAACCACCTGAATAATCACCTCCACCTCCTAGACCAAATTGCCCTCTTTGTGTAGGTTGTGTAGGTTGTGTAGGTTGTGTAGGGGAGAATACTCCTGCAGTGCCGTTGCCTCCTAAGAAGCCTCCAGCACCTGAATAGTCACCACCACCTCCTAAGCCTCCTGTAGGGAATCCATAGCCTTGTTGGGCGGTTTCTGCAGTAGTATCATTCCCTTGAGGTGCAAATAAGCCACCATAAGGACTCTGGAGAGACTGAGATGAAGATAAACTATCACCTCCTATATGAGGCCTAGAGAGAGGTTGGGTAGCTTGAGAACCTGGGTTGTTGTACTCATTAGCTAGCCTTTGGTCTGTTGTGAAGAATCCTGCCATGTTATTCCTTTAATCTAAGATGTGAGAAATTCTTGCGTATAATGCCCAGTTAGCTTCGGTCTGCCAAGTATCAGTTGATACTCCATCTGCCCTAGTCCATACATGAAATGATTTGTTATCATCACCAAAATCACCTACCCTAAAATTAATAACGCCTGAACTTAAATCACCTCCAGTAGATGCCCACACTGTCCAAGTGACGTTACTGCCCTGAGCATCATTCATAGGTATGGATACAACGTCTCCTACTACAAAACCATTCTCATTTACTACACACTCATATTCTAATCTTATATCTAAAAACTTACCCTTCGTTATGTCAAAGGAATCCTTAATCATTGCATTAGTTATATAATACGCCTGCCTATCTGAAGCAGGTGGACTAAATAGAGTAGTTAGAGCTGCCGGTGCAGCACTCCCTTTCCATAAGCAAACACGTTTTGAGGCTCTAGACATATAGGCATCCGCTTCATCTACATACTCTTTAATAGAAGCAGTTGAAGCTACTGCAGTGGAGGAAGGATTAGCAAAAGTTTCATCATCAATAATGCTCAAAGAATCTTGCTTAGTATTGAGTGCGGTTTGAATAGTAGTAAATTCAGTCTCAAAAGTAGAGCCTGAGATTACCTTGTTTGGGTCTGTGTCCAGAAGTGAGTCTAAGCCCACCCAGTTTGTGACAACATTATAGTTACTCATAGTGTTTTACCTTGTTTATATAATAATGATAGTGATTGTAGAGAAGTCTCATGTCCTGCAGTTATGCCATCCATTTCAATCCTTAAGTATTTTGCTGTCCCTGCGAGAGGGAGAGAACCTTCAATGAAGCCGGCCACAGGAGCATACTTTGCAGCCTTAAGTGAACAGTTGTCAGGTTGAGGGATAGAGGAGGAATCTATAAGTGAGTTCCACTGATAGTGTTGAGTAGCCTCACCTCCATATGTATCGGGATAGAGTCCAGCACTTTCACAAGAAGTAGAGTCCCTATAAGACATAAGACTCTCAACTCCTTCTGTGTACTCCCCGTCATCAGTTAATACACTACAAAAGCCACTCCCTGCGTAATTGTATTCTGTATTACAGCCATAAAAAGTACCCTCAAGGGTAGCATCAAAGTAAACACCATAGGTATCTAAGTTAGCCATCATATAATCGAGAGTATAAGTCTGTATCCTGTCTTGGTACTCTTCGCCTATCTCTAAGCCTTCAGCAAAACGAAGGAATTGAACTGCATTATCAGAGCCTATGGCCATATCGTCTACAGATTCATAGTCGTAGGTTCCTTCTGTAAAGCCAATTTGAGACTCCTTAACCATGCCTCTCTTTATAAATCTAGACTCCCCATACAAAGCTTCTCCAGGGATGCCTTCAGCGTCAAGAAACATAAGTTCATTAATTAAAGTACTTAATACTGAATCTCCAGGCAACTCAACAACCTCATTTTGTATCTGGCGGGCCACTGCTCTTAGAGCTTTAGATATTGCACTCGGTGAAGTGGCTCCTGCCCAATGAGCAGGAACTCCAGTCAACGTAGGATTAGCATCAAAAGAGTAACTAGAGAGAGGAGAAGTACTAAAGTCCTTGTAGGTACGGAGACTGACATTAGTATCTTGTCCTCCTGCAATGACCACAAGGATTCTCTTTAAGATGGAGGCTTGTACTCCCTGTCCTAAATCAACCCAAACTGAAGAAATACTCCCTTTATAAGGAACAAGGGAACCATCAAAATCTCTATCCCAGTAACCACCATAAGTAGCTACTCTTCCTCCTTGTTGTCCCATAAGGAATCCATAGTCCTCCGAGTAAGCCAAAGCTGTAGGATATCTTTCTTCCTTCCATACCCATTTTGTAATTCTAGGTGTATTTATCTCGGTAGTATATGTTAAGTCAAAAACGTATATCTCTTCTCTCGCAGCAAAAGATAATAAATACATACCCTCATCTATTAGGTATGTAGATGTGATTTTCCCACCTGCTCTAATATTAGAGATTAATTCACTCTTAATAGATACAGATATTTCCTTCATAGGAAGCTTATCAAATTCAGCAGTTCTCGTTAGTGACCTTACTCCTGTGTCAGAAAGGAAAAGAATATCATCTCCTACCGACTGAATAGAATCACGGGCTACACAACCTATGCCTCTAATGACTTCATCTAAATGCATCCCTATTAAGGAAGTAGGTGAGTTATAGATAGCAATGTTGTTCTTACCGAAGATAACTAACTTTCCAGCATATGCATGGATAGCCACGATATCATCTTTGCCCCATACTGTCTTTAAGTCTATGTAGCCAGCATCATTTAAATTGTTTACTTCGCCATGAGCTGTCCACCATGTATTTTCATCTAGGAGAGCAGAGAAATGAAGAACATCTTTTTCTTCTGTAATTCCTCCTACCCAAAGCCTACCATAATACCCTAAGGAGCACGTAGGTGTAAACGCAGTGACACCTTCTGGAGCGGTAAATCCTGGGTGAGCTTCGGAAGTAACACTAAGACCTGCTCCGTCTGAATTAGCTGTAAATCTGTCATTTACCTCTGCTGTAGTAGAGCCTCCTACAGAGGACCAGTCTACATCATCACCTACGGCAGAGATTATATATTTTCTGCCTTTGATGAACTCACCTTGCAGCACATCTACTGTTGTGTCTATATGGTCCTCTAAATATTCCCAATGATAAGTAGGAGTACTATAGTCCCCATTATAAATAATAGGCTTAATAGAGTTATCTTGTACGCCTATTAACTTGTTATTGAAGTTAGTCCATTGCCAATCTGAGGTAGTGACTCCAGCAGGAGAATAAACATCCTGAAAAGCATTATTTCTCTCTGTGAGCTCAAGTCTGGCAATATCTCCACCATAGCTCACGAAGAGCGCAGTAGAGGAAGCATTCTTATGTTCAGCAATAGAACCAATAGGTTTTTCTAGGTCATTTACTGTCGTCCCTTGTATAGCTCCTTCTCTAAAAGCTACTCTTCCTCCTACACTAAAAGAAATATTATCGGCTTTAGTAAACCAGTTATTACCTAGTGCAGTTAAAGAGCTTTGAGTATCTAGGCCATTAGAGCCTAAAGTATCTAAGGCTACTGCAGAGATTGATTGTCCATTCAACATATTAGTTTACGTACCAATCTTTTTCATACTCAGTATTTCCTGCGTCTAGCTGAATAGCCATCACAAGAGCCTCTCTGCCTTCCGCAGCTACAGCACTAGAGATAGTACCTCCATCTTCACCACGTTCCGCTATAGCACGAGCCCAAGCACCTAAGACAACAATCTGTGCAGGAATCTTTAGCACAGTACTAGCTTCTTTAAGTGTTTCTTGATTTTTGACGATATTGAAATTAATATCTTGTATAGTATCAGGGACAGGGTATAAATCTAAGTTTGCATCATTACCTCTCGCAGGGACTACTTCAGAGCTACCATTGATAGCGTAGTAAGTAGGGGTTCCGGTAGCGGCTACAGGGAAGACTTTAGTGTTCAACCAGTTATTATTTGCTTGAGATAAAGAATTACCTGTTTCTTGATTTATAACATCTAGTATTTTAAAATTAGTACCTGCTCCTGCTTCAGCATCACCTAAAGTGTACTGCATAGTACCTGGCACGGTAGAGATAGTAAAAGTATCTCTTAAAGAAGTCCAGTCATGGTAAATCTCAGTGCCTATTTTAGCATCATTTACTAATGAACCAATTAACTTTTGGTAGGGAGAAATAAGAGGACTCTCGTTGATATCCCCTGTCCAGTCCTCTTCTATTGTAGTTTCTCTGAGTCTAATTAAGACTTGATTTATAATTTCTCTGAAAGTCACTGTGTTCTATCTCCTATTTACTATTGATGAACCAAAGTACATACCTACTACTGAAAGGATAGCGTGACCTAACCAATCAGGAGTTACAATACCCTCTAAGGTTATATATTCTGTTACTGTTGTTGTGAAGTCTAAGAATAAGAACTTGAACCCTTCAGTCACCTCGATAGGCACTGTCGTGTTCATACCAAACAAAGGAGCCAATAGAATAAAGGCTGCCATTCCCATGAAAGACACTACAAGGAATCTACGAATCCATGCAGCATTAGGGTTCTGGTAAGCTCTTGCATCATTAACTGCACTAGCGTGTACATTATTCATCTGAAGTAGCATCTCATTTTGCCTTTGCTTGTCTTCGCTAGACTGAGACCACATCTTTAAGAAAGCACCACCTAAGGTGCTCATTAACATCGTTATTACTTCTAAAGGTAAACCAAACATAACCTTACTCCTTATATATATTATACCACATTTCTCTTCTTTTGTCAATAGGCCTCAAGAGATAAACCACCCTGAAGCTAGAACCCAGGGGTCATAGAGCATAGGAACATAAGCTCCTGCTGTCCACCACATTATTTCTTAGTCTCTAACCTATCGTAAATCTTACCCATCATCTTCTTAATCTCATCGATGTCGTGTTTATAGTCTTCCTTTAATACGTACACCATAGGTAACTTAGCTTGACAGTTAAACATTCCTTTCTCCAGTTCCTTGAGGTCTTCGGACAGTTGTGTTAAGTAATATCCTAGCATTACTGTTATAGTTCCCAGTAGGAATATAAAAAAATCCATTGCTTCCATAGTTCTTATCCTTTATTATTTGACAGGTAAATTTATAGTATAGAGAGTATAATT